TTCCTCGGCGAGGTCATCGGCCTTGCGCTTGCGCAGGGCGATGACAATTTTCATCACCTTGGTGTCATAGCCACGGCCCTTGGCCTCGGCCATGAGTTCCTTCTGCTGTTCGGTGACGTCCTTCTTCTCGGCCTCGAGCTGTTCATACCGCTCGATGAACTGGCGCAGTTCGTCAGCGGTGACGGTGTTGGCATCTGCCGGTTCGGTCATGTCGCAACTCCGAGGATCTGTGCCTTGATGGCTTCGGCGGTTTCAGTGGTCAGGCCCTTGGCCTTGCGAACGGATTCGACTGCCTTTGCGACCTTGGCTGCATAATCGGCCTCGACCTTGCGGCGCCGGTCGGAACTGACCGCCTGTGCCTGCACCGCCTGCCGGAACGCGGCGGCCAGTTGCATCACGCCCAGCGGGTTGGCGGTGTCTTCATCGGCTTCGGCTAGCATGTTCAGCACCAGCGCCTTGATGGTTTCGGCGGCCATGATCGTCAGGTTGTCGGCATCGGCCGGGTCAAACTTTTCGGACAACGTCGAGACGATGGCGCGGGTCTGATCCAGACGCCGGGTCAGGCGGGCCATCTTGAACGCATAGCGGTTGAAACTGCTGAAGGCCGGGATCTTGAAATCAAGCTCGCCCCGATGCGCGGCCATCAGGGCCTCGCATTCCGCGACAAACTCGGCATAGATTTCGACTTGCGTGCGATCCCGGTCAGACAGCCCCTGTGCCGCCTTTGCAATGATGCCGTCGCATTCGGACGGCATCAGTTCGATCGAGGACAGACGGCCGCGGCCCTTGGGGGATTCGGCCATGTCAGTCTCCGGGCCGTGACGGGCGCTGGATGCCCTCGATGGCGATTTCGCGCCGCAGGTGGCGGCCACCGCGTTCGGTCAGGGTCGCCACAAGGATGGTGCCTGCCTCGATCAGGGTGATTGTCCCCATATCGGCCAGCCACCGCATTTCCTGATGCAACCAGACACGATCCTTGCGGATGCCGAACAGCGTCAGTTCGGGCAGGATCAGGTCGCTGTTCAGCGTCTCGTCTACCTGCTGCGCCAGCGCCTTCAGCACGATCAGCCGCGCCTGTTCCCGCATCAGTTGCGCCATATCCTTCATTTGCCACGCTCCAGCAGCAGTTCCTGCATCCGGTCGGTGATCGCCGCCATGGGTTTCAGCCGTTCGGTCAGCACAGCCATCGCCCCGCGCAGTTCGGTCATCTGCTTGTCCAACTGGTGGAAATCCTCGCGCGACGGCATGTCGCGCATCGCCTGTTCGACGCCCTGAATGCGTTCGCTGTGGCGGCCGAGCATGGCCGCATGTTCATCCAGCCGCTTCGCATTGGCGCGGCTGCCGCTGGAGACCAGGTTCCAGACCGTCAGGCCAAAGGTCAGCAGTTGCGACAGGGCGATGACCCAGACCACGGCCGGGCTGATGTTCAGCACTTCGGCCTCCATCACGCCCCCCGGCGCCAGAAGGTCAGCCGATAGTTCGGCGCCCGGCGTTCGATCCACAGCCAGATTGCCGACAGGATCGGCAGCAGCTGCTGGATCAGCCCCACCGCGGTTTCGCCGCGTGCGATGACCTCTTCGGCGGTGCAGCCCAGGTCGACTTCGCAGAGGCTGGGCAGCAGCTGGAACCCGGCCGCATTGCAGGCCGTCACCAGCACGGTGATCAGCAGCAGCCAGAAGGATTTGACCCGGTAGGCCGGGATTTCCGGCAGTTTGGTATTGTTGGACAGGCGAAGCATGAAAATCCCTCAGAAGCCGATGGTGTCAGGGGCGGAATGGCGGATCGGATCGGCATGGCTTTCGACGATCCAGCCTTCGAGCCCGGCATAGATCACCTTGAGCCACGCGCGGCCGCCAAAGCTGCCCTGGCGGATCACCGGCACGATGGCCCCATCGGGGATCGCCGCGATCACATTCGGGTTGAACGACGGCCAGCGCCGCAGGTTCAGCGTATCGCCTGCGGTATCGACCTGCACATGTTCGGCAGCCTCGGGCGCCGTGCTGGCCGCCTCGGCCTCCTCCAGCGCCGGATCGTCGCGGCCGAGGATCCGGGCGCGGACGCTGTCCAGCGGGAACAGCGGATTGGTATCGACCTTGCGACCCGGCGAGATGTACCAGTGGGTGGTGATGTCCTTGAGGGTCTTGATGCCCGCAAACAGCGCCTCCAGCAGCGCGATCACCGCCTCGATCTGCTCGGGCGTATAGGCCATCCAGGTGCCCGCGCCATGCTGGGGCGTGGTCAGATCGGCCAGCTTGAATGCGCCATAGCCGTAATCCTGACCGAACCAGCTGACCGCACCACCGCCCGCAACGCGGGTCAGGCGGCCGGGATTGACGATTTCGATGCCGATGGAAAAACCATTGCAATCGGCCCGCCCGTGGAAGCTGGATTGCCCGGCGTGCGCCGCACGGCGGTTGGTGGGCACCAGCTGGGTGATAGTGCCATCCCGCTCGATCACGAAATGCACGCTGACGGCGCTGCTGCTGGCCAGATAGTCGCGCGAGCTGCCGGGGTTCAGCGACCCGGCTGTGTCATGCAGCACGACGATTTCAGGGGTGATCGTGCCGCCGATCTGGCGCGCGGCAAGGTAGGGGATACCCTCGATCCGATGGTTTTTCAGCTTCACCGATGCCTCCGGGAAATGGGGCAACGGCGCCCCGGTGTGTCGGGGCCAGAATGCGTCAGGAACAGGTGGGAATTACATCCGCAACGGCCTGCGGATCAGAAGAGGCTCATCTGCCGAGGATCGAAGTCGAGGCCCCCGGGCAGCTGACTCTTGATCCAGGCCCGCACCACTGTATCCGACATATGGAGCCTGCGGGCAATCTCGGCCGTTTTCAAGCCCTGAGCGTGCATGCAGCAGGCAAGCCATCGCTTGGCAGTGGGGACACGCACCTTCGTTCCGCTACCGATCATATCCGCCAGTTCGATGGCCTTGTGGTGACCAATTTCTTGCACCAGCATTGAGCGGTTCTTCGGGTTGGTGGTCAGATAGATTTCCGCGCCGCCAAATGTCAGCAGGAATGTCATCGCACCTTCCGCCCCCAGCACCGTAACATAGGGATCGACATGGGCAGGGGCTTTCGGCAATTCGCGCGGCGCGGTCATGCGGCTCTCTCCCTTTTGCGACAAAAGGCGATCCGGGCTGCCAGCCACCCGGCACAGACCGAGACCCGCCCTTTTTCCGGGTCGGGCGCGGCAAAGGTCACGCGGCACCCCGCGTGATCGAGGGTGGCTTCAAGACCCTTGTGGCAATGGAAAACATGCCCACTGGCCACGATGGCTACCAGTTCGGCCCAGCGATAGGAATCCGCGCGTTCGGGAGACCCTTTCCGAAAAGCGCAATTGTCACACATCTCGACCTCGGGCCAGTTGCGGGTTTCGGGCTCCTGCAGGCGCTGGCAGTCCATGCAAAAGGCATGCAGGCCATCGCTGGACTGCATCATGTTGCGCGAACCGCACCCGCCACAGCGCCACGCTTCGTCACCTTCGAAATCAGGGCGGGTCATTGAGAAGCCTCGAACTTTTCAACCTCGTTGCCCCAGACGTCATGCCCCGGCCATGCCTCTCGGCCGAACAGCTCGCAGCAGTAGGCGCGCGGCAGGATGCGTTCGATCATCTCGCGCATCTGGGGCGGCTTGCGGGAATGTTCGCGCCGGATCGCGTCGATGCTGTCAGGCACATCTTCCGGGGCGAGGATCACATTGCGCTCCGAACGGGAAAGCGGCTCGGGCCGCCCGATCTTGCCGACCAGGAACGGCTCGCTGGCCGAGCGCAGCACATAGCCGGTGCCGAAGGCCAGCCCGCCACCCCCGGCGCGCTTCGTCCAGGCGCCGCCGGTGACATAGCTGAAACCCCATGCCTGCATCACTTGCAGCGCCTGCGGCAGATGTGGCCAGGTGGACCAGAGGAAGAGGTAACAGTCCGGCCCGGCCAGATCGCGCACCGGCAGCGCCTTGATGTTTTCCAGCGGCATCGTGCTGTAATGCGCCTCCGGGCTTTTGGCATGACCCTTGGCGCTGCGCATCGCATAGGCCCAGGGCGGATCCGCAAGGATTGCGCCATAGCGCATGGGGGTCAGGGTTTCGAAGGGCCAAGGGGTCATGCGCCCCCCCGGATCACGGTGCCCAGCACATTGCAGACCTTGCGCCAGTCGGCGCTGTTCAGCGCTTCCAGTGATGGCTTCGGGCCGACCACGGCAAACACCTTGGCCTGAAACGCCGTCAGGTCAGTGAAGTTAGCGGCCGGATAGAGGTGCCGCCACTGTGCCCAGGCGATTTTGGCGCCATGGTCGCGCAGCCAGTCGTAACCATTGGTATTGCCCCACATCACCCCGCGTTCGCGCCGCAGCCAATCCTTCAGGGCCTCAACCGCCTTGTCGGCCGAGGCGGGATCGCGCAGCCAGTTCGGGTGGTCGATCTTGGTCTGACGCTTGACGAAGGCGATCAGCGCCGCATCCTGCCGGTCGCGCACAAGGCCAAGGTTCCAGCCTGCGATCCAAAGCGCCTGAAGCTTTTTGGCATAGGGGCCATCCAGATGACGGCGGGGGGCCTTATCCTTCAGGCCCAGGCGGCGCAGTTCTTCGACCACCTGATCTTTCTGGGCCGGGGTCATTTCGCGCAGCCGCCGCTTGCCGGTGACCCGTTCATACAGGTCGCGGCGATCATCCTCTTCGGCAATGCCGAGTGCGCGGATGCCTGCGTAGATGATTTTGACCGAACTCATGTGTTGTATTCCCCTCTGAAATACTCGGGGCGGCGCGCTATCTCGGCCGCGATGAAATCCTCTGCGAACAGCGGAAACTTCTTCTCGATCCGGCGCCTCAGGTTGCGTTGACGCGCCCGGGCGCGGGCCTCCTTGCTCCATCGCCGGAGCGGGCGTTGCTCAATACACTCCCAGCCGATGGTCCAACCGCTGCCGGGGGCGAACTCAGTGCCGGGGGCGCTGGCCTGCTGGATTTCCACCGGGATCGGGTGCGGACTGTCGCAGAGGACAGCGATGGCAATGCGTGGCATCCCCTGTGGAGGAGACGTATAGGGGTTCCCCCAAAACAGACGGCATCGCCATTTCCCGGACATGCTACACCGAGCCAGGCTTGGGCAGGGCACGGGCCGGCGCCGGCAATGCCAGCCGGGTCTGGGCCTGCGGTTTGGATTTGGTCTTTTCGGCCGCGGCGGCGCGCTTGGCGACCGCAGCCTGTGCTTTCTGTTCGGCCTCGACCTCGGCCAAGCCGCGCAGCGTATGGGTGAGCTGCCAGTGATCATCGGTTTCCACCACGATGGTGATGGTGGACCGGGTGCCTTTGGTGCTAGCCGAATAGGATTTCAGCCGCAGTTCTTCACTGGCGCCGCCGAGGATGAACATGGTTACGCCTTTGCCAGATCGATGGTGACCGGCTCCCACTGCGCCTCGATCGAGGGGCGGCGGTAGCAGCGGATGTAGGTTTTGGACCCGACAACCCGCATGGCATCGCGGATCGCCTCCATCGCGCGGCGCCAGCGGTCATCGCTGATTTCCAGTCGCAGCAGCATGAACACCTCGGCCCGGTTGATCTGGCCTTCCTTGTCGGTGTTGAAGGCGCGGGTGACGATCGTGCGGATTTCGTCGCGCGCGCCGGCCGCCCATTCGTTGAGGCATTCGTCGATCAGCCCCTTGGCGATCTGGAGCTCGGGGCCGAAGGCGATGTTGTCGGCCACCTGCACCGTGATCTTGAACAGCGTGTCATGGGTCATCAGGGTCTTGTTGCCCTTGGCCCCACCCAGCTTGGCGCCATATTTTTCGGCCAGCAGCGCCTCGAGCGCGCCGATGTCGTCGAAGGTGTGCTGCTTGAAGCGGCCAACCTGATCCGACAGGGGGATCGCATAGCCCAGAATGGTGCGCACCGCCTGATCAATCAGCATGTCGGTGTCCTTGATCAGGCGCACCGGAATCAGCGCGCCGCGGCCATCGCGCATGTGATCGACGCCGTCGATCTGCACGATGCCAGCGGGCACCGCCGCGAAGTTGGGATGGTCGTTCATCTGTGGTTTCCTTGGGGTTTCAGGATATGCGGCGGATAGGGATGCCCGAGGGGCACCGTGACGAGGCCAAGGATGACAAGCGCCAGCGCCATGGCCTCGATATCTTCAGGGGTCAGCCGCGCCACCGTGCCAAAGGCGTGGATCTTGCCCAGGGCGCGCCCGGCCCGGTGAAGGATCGCCTGGTCGGTGGTGGGCGGCCGAACGGTCATGCGGCGGGCGGCTGGGCCATCTTGGTCCGCAGCGCGTATTCGAAGCTTTCAACCAGGTCGCCGAATTCGTTGATCAGATCAAAGATGTCGCGGCCCTGGCTGATGGC